TGTTGGTTGCTACGAACTTGATGTTACATTTTATTTCTTGATTTCCTTCTTGTGTATAGTAATGTAGGTTCCATTTCTTCATACAGTTAGTACTTTGGTCGTTGATAGCGTTACGAAAGTCAACGATACAGTGCGTATGAAGATATGGATCGCTCTTGTCTGCTTCTTCGTGACAAACGTAGATTTCAAGTGCGTCGACACCAGCTTGTTCTATAACTACTTCTTTTAATCTTATTTTGTCGTGGTGTCCAGGCCATGTTAAGATGAAACGTTTGTTTCTAATACGTGGTTCTTTATTACTTTTCTTCTTGTTTCCTGCATTAAGAACTTGGTGAAAGTTATCTATGATTTCTTGTTTACGTGTAGCTTCAAGCTTAGGTTCTACGGTAGTAGGTTCTATGGTTGCAGCGGTAGTAGCATGTGGAGACTGATTAGCGTGTAGGTTGATAGGCATTCCATGTCTATCATCAGTCAGTGCTTCAGCTCCTCTGATTAGGTTAAAAATTTCTTGGTCTTGCATTTTATGGTTTTATAACCAACCAACCACTCCCTTTAGAGGGATGGTTTTGGGGATGGTTAGAACCAACCCTCTAAAGGGAGTGATTTTCCTTAAAAATCTAGCCTAAAATTTATGCTCGAGTACAACGGCGCAAATCCCCCTCCACCTGCATATCCAGCAAAAACCCGTAAGGTTTATACGGATGCTCAGAAGGCAGAATATTACAAGAAAAAGTTCCTAGCCAAGGCTAGAGCACAGCCGAAACGAACCTACAGAGGAGGTCGTAGAGGAGGAAGGAATGGAGTCCAAGCAGGACCATTCGCAACCTTTTATGGTTATGGCGATTACTCCAACTCCAAGGTCATTAAAGGAGCTAGAGATCCAATGACCAAGATTGATCCTCGTACAGAATACGCATTTGCCCCCGATTATGGGTCGAGACTCGGATCGACAATCGGAGAGGGATTGCAATCATTTGCACATGCCCTCGGCTTTGGTGAGTACAACATTCAGTCGAATAGTTGTCTTTCTCATAGATATTTGGACATGGGTACGTCCCCACCTCGAGTGATGAATACCAACAAAGGTGAAGCAACAGTATTCTGTCACCGTGAGTATTTGGGTGAATTAACAACAGGAGTAGGTACACCTTCCGCATTCACCCTTCAGTCTTATTCTATCAATCCAGGAAATTCATTGTTATTTCCGTTTGGTGCTAGAATAGCTGAAAACTTCCAAGAATGGGAAGTTAGAGGTATGCTTGTAGAGCTCAAGTCAGAAGCATCTGAAACATCGACATCTTTGTCGTTAGGTTCCATGTTTTGTGCGGTGGATTACAACATACTTGATCCACCCCCAACAAACAAAACAGAACTAGAAAATCTTGAGTATGCTTGTTCTAACAAGCCATCCAAGTCAATTCTTATGCCAGTCGAGTGCTCGAGGAAAAATGATGTGTTAACTCATTTGTACATCGCTGTAGACGAAGACTATCAAACTGGAGACAAGAGACTTTACGATTTAGGAAAGCTCTATGTCGGTTCATTCGGTTGCCCTGTAGCAAACGCACCGATCGCTGAGATATGGATTACATATGAGATCGCATTGTTTAAACCTCACATTCATGTTGATCCTCCACAACCAGAAAACCCGCATGGATTTGCACATTTCTATGGTTCACTTCCACGTGATGGAGTATTTACCTTTTCATCTGCTAGTTCTGATGAAATGGTACCAGCAGGTGCTTGGGCAGTGAGTGGTAATCAACTCACTATACCGCAGCAAGATTTACCTTGCCAGTACAAGATAGACTTATCTTGGAGGTGTGTTGGTAATCTTACCCAACCATCAGCTGGACCTACTCTTATATTGTCTCCAGGTGTTACCATTCTACCTAATCATTTCTCTAGTCAGGCAGCCAACAATCAAAATACATACAATCTGGATTCTACAGTTGTCTCTAAGACAACTTGGTTTATGTCTTTTATCGTTCAAGTAACCAATGGTGTTGGTACTGATACGATAGATTTCAGTTGGGTAGGAGGATTACCTAATCCTCCAGTAGGATTCAATGCATTTTGGGATTGTTACTGTACACAAGTCTTCCAAAATTCAGCTCTCGAACAGCCAGAGGTTCAAGGTATACCGACCAGTAACCCTCTTCTCGAAGATTATATCGAGGAAGAAGTGAAACGCAGGGTTCAAGGGTTGACTAGAAAACCCACACAATAATCAATGTTTGTACAATCATTGACCTACATAACAGCTACCGGCGGAGGGTGGCGAAGCGCGAGCGAAGCGAGCACACCCGTAGCCTATCATGCATTTAATCATCTCTACCACCCCCCTTGTCCTTAGACCCCTGTTTTTTTTGAAAAAACCTCTAAAGGCAATAGGGGGGGGGTGCCTGTATATATATATTGGTTGGTTGGATGGTTGGTTGAAGACCCCCCCCCGGGCTAAGCCGTCTATATATTTAATGTTAAGACGGCTTAGCCCGGGGCGGGTTTTCAACCCGCAATGGAAGCGGGAATCCAAGGGACCCGCAATGGTGGAGCGTAGCGACAAAAAAAGCACAAAAAACCGCAGCAGACAAGCGCACGAACTAAGGAAGTGCTGCTGTATGCAAAGGCATTGTGCGACAACCACACGTTAAGAGTTGTGTAGCGGAAGGAGTGGATTCGTAGATTAGAATCTGTCCTGACTGACAGAACACAACTCAGTGTGGTACCACACTAAACAAAAAAAAACTAAAAAAACTATCAGTTAATCTCTAGTTTTATGCTATCCTTACTACGAGTAGGAAAAGTAACTCCACCTTGAGGTACACCATATTCTTTAGGAGCTTCCATAGTAGAAGCCCTAGTATTAGTAAAAGCAGGATAAGTAGGAAAAGTAGGGAAGGAGTAGAATCCTTCAACTGTTCCTTCTTTCCTTACTTGATTTTTTAGCATTTCGTATGGATCATGTTCTATGAGTTCATCGTTTACGATCTCGTGGATAACCCAGCGATCCATCGAAAGAGCAGTTAGGTGTGGTTCGAAGTTTGTCATGACTATAGTTTTTACTTTCCAATCTTCCTGACAAGCTTGTGGGCATGGGTATAAAAATCCACCTCCGTATTTTGTTCTTTGTATGCGGTTGTTGCATTTTTCTTCTATACACATGTACGTTGATTGGTAGTCTTTTGCTAATCGTGGAAGATCGAGAATAAGTCCTTCTCCATTCCATCCATTGTCCATTCCATTAGCAATGTTTTCAGCAAAATCTGCTTGACTTCCAGTTCTGTTCATTACAATCCACATATTTTTGTATGTTAGATCTAGCCAGGTTGCTAGTTGTGATTTACCTTCCTTTCCAACTCTGCCTATTAGGACAAGGACTTTTCGTAAATTACCCCTATTACGAATTACTTCTAGGTAATCGTGTTGCCATTTTTTCTCTAGTGGTTTAGGGACCATATCTGCCTTTGGGTCACGCATGACATTGTATGCTTGTAAAGCGCCTCCTACTTCTGTTAGTTTGCCACAAAGTTTGAGTGCATCTCGTTTGCTTTTGCACCCTTCCATTTTTTCGAAAACATTGCTATCTTCTGTTTCGATGGAAGGGTGCTTTTCGAGAACTTCTTTCCTGGTTTCATCGTCTTCTTTGCCAACGTATAATAAGCAGTGTTTCCAGTGTTTGTTGGTTGCTACGAACTTGATGTTACATTTTATTTCTTGATTTCCTTCTTGTGTATAGTAATGTAGGTTCCATTTCTTCATACAGTTAGTACTTTGGTCGTTGATAGCGTTACGAAAGTC